CCACCACCTGATAGCCGTCCGTCGCAGCAAAGATGGCCGCCATGTTCGCGGCTTTCTTCGTCATGTCGCCCGTGGGCGCGGTCGGAATGTTGGCATAGCCGCCAGAAATCGACTCAACAACCCAGGCGCCGCCGTTCGCGGCATTCAGCGCCGTATTCAGCCGCACATTCACGACGGACCCGGCCGGAAATTCGCCGCCGATCAGTGCCGCTTGGTCGTTGCCGTACACGGGAAGCGTGGCCAGCGCCGGGCCACCAGTTGCGTTCGTCAGCGCCAGCGTTACTGCGCCGTCGTTCGTTACCTTCGTTCTGAAAGCGACTTTCACCCCGTCAACCAGGCCCGGCATGGGCTGGGTCAGCGTCGCGGCAATGGCGTTTTTAGCGCCGTTGTCGGCCATGAACCCCAGCGCGCCGTCCATAAGGCGGTTCAGCAGGTAACGCGAACGATTCACCAGCGACAGCAGCGGCCGATTCATTACCCCCAAAGGGCCACCCAGCGCTGAATCGGTGGTTTCCCACTGATACACGCCAGAATCGAAAGCATCATTTTCTGTAAGATTGGCCATTAAATCACTGTTCCAAGGTTATATGTCCCGTCCAGCTTTACGCTGCCGTCCAGAATGAATGCGGCGGCGGTGAAATCCAGCGCTTCCAGGTAGCAGCGCGCTGGCGCGGTGTTAGCCAGAATCCGTTTCACCTGCGCCACCTGGCTGTTTGCAATCGGCTGGGCAAGCCGCACGCGATACCAGGCCCATTTCGTGCCGTCGCTGTCGCCCAGGAAGTCGGCGCCATTGAGCATTCGCGAGCCGTCCAGATACCAGCTACCCGCACCCTCGATCACTTCAGCGCCCGGATAGCCCGCAGCGGCCAGCGCCGCCTTTATGGATGCTGGCGTGCCTTTGATTTTGTGGACCGCCACACTTGCCGCAATCACGGCGCGCTTCGTGGCTTCGGGCCAGTTGCTATCCCACTCGCTAACCGACCACGCCCACGCGAGCCATGGCAGCGCCACGGCCGGGCACGTTGCCGGGTTGTAAAGCGAGCGCAGGGGCACAGGAACGGCGCTTATGCGCGAAACGGCCAGCGCCAGATTGCGCTCTGCCTGCGTCGCGTTGACGGGCAGCAGGCTGTCTTCCTGCACCGCGTCCGTCACGCCACCACCCCGTTAATCGTGATTCCCGTACAGAACGCGGCCTGCGTCTTCGTTGCCACCATGTCGGCCTGGATGCCCGGAGCGTGAAGAATCACGTTCTGAACGCCCGTAACAAACAGCGCCGCATACACGCCCGCCAGCGTCGGCGCGGCGCCGCATTTCCAGCAGGCCAGCGTGTATTCCGTCGCCGTTTGGTTCGCCATGGCCAGAACCGCGTCCTGGTCCACGCTCGCGTAAATTTCCAGCGTGGCGTTCAGCGTGTAGGGCAGGATTTCCGCGAACTGGACCATAACCGTGTCGCACAGCGGGCGCACGTTTTCCGCCGTCAGCGCCGCAATGACGGCCGCCAGCAGCTTGCCGTCCGGGTCGCTGTCTGCGCCGCCATCGCCATTTGCAGACAGGATCGTTACCAGCACGGTCCCCGGCGTGGGCGACGTAACGCTTACGTCCCGCACCTGGCCATCTGCCGACAGCGCATAAAACTGATAGGCGCCCACCGGCCCGGCGCTGCTGAAGCCTTCGAAAGACTGCTGGATGCGCGCCTTATATGCGGCGTCGCTTTCCATCACGGCAGCCGTGGGCGGCACCGTGGTGTCGTCGGCGGGCGTAATGACAAGGCGCGGCACGTCCAGCCCTGCACCGAATTGGTCCAGGTCGCTTTCCTGCGCATACGCGAGCATTAGCGCCTGGGCTGCTTCGTTGATGCGCTGGCGCAGCAGGACTTCACGATAGGCCGCCGTCTGCAAAACCTTGTAAGCCGGGTCCGACTCGACAAGTGCGGTAAACGGGTATGGATCGTTCGCGCTTCGCGCAATCAGATCGGCCAGCATGTCCGCGAAAATCGTATCGAAATCCAGCGCTTCGATAACCTGCGGCGGTGCGAGTGTGGACAGGTCCACCGCTGTGTAGGCGTTGGACATTACGAAACCTTTATGCCGTCGATTTTTACGGGCTGCCCATCTGGCAGGTAATTGCCGGAAATGTCCAGCGCGATTGCGCCCGGTTCTGCGCTGGAAAGGCTTACGCGAGTAACCTTAAAGCGCGGCTCCCACTTGCGAATCGCAGCCGCCGTGGCGGCATAAATGCGCGACACGGTGTAAAGATTCATTGGGGCATCAACCAGGCTGAACAGCTTGCTGCCGTAGTCGCGACGCATCACACGGCTGCCGATTGGCGTCGTGAGAATGTCGGTTATGGATTGCCGCAGGTGTCCAACACCTGAAAGCGGCTTTCCAGTAGTCGCGTTGGTTCCGTTCATGAACGGGATTCTGGCCGTGGCCAGCGCCCCGTTCCACGGCGGGGTTTAGGCTTGCGCGTCGCTGGTCGGCGGGCCGTCGTGTTCGTTGTGGTGGTGAGACTTAACGCCAATGCCATCCACAACCACGTCACCATTCACGACATTTACGCCGCCATTGATGGCGTTCGTTCCGCCGCCACTTCCAGCCGCGCCGGATACCCCGGACAGCCACGACAGCAGCTTTTTAATGGTCGCCGCGCCGTCGAATGTCGCCTGGTCGCCCACGTGTTCGAACTGCTGCGCGGTAAGCGTTGCCTTGCCGTCCACCAGCACCAGCGACGTGCTGCCCACGGTTAGCGAAATGCTGCCGCCAGCGGGCACGTTGACGCTGTACGCCTTCGCGCTGCGGTCGTGCTGGATCACGGTTCCGTCTTTGTACGAAACCCGATGCACGTTCGGATCGTTCGCGGGCGCCGCGTACAAATCCTGATACAGCGAAAACAGGATGATGGCCTGCGCCACGTCGCCGTAAGGCGTCAGGATCACCACCTGTTCGCCCGGTTCCGGCGCCCACCATTCGGCATCTGGCCCGGCGCGCTGCACCGCCCACTGCATCGGGTCCGACTCCACCCCGCCAATTTCCACGGTGGCCATGTCGCCGGTCACGGAAACCACGGTGCCAATGCGGATTAGCTGCGAAATCTGCCGTTGCAGTTCGCCAATGTCCTGGGCGCTCATTGCGGCACCAGCGGTTTGTAATCGGCTTCGTGGCCCGTGCCAATATCCGGCGCAAAGCTGTAAGACGGGTTCGGCGTCGGCAGGTCGCCTTCTGCGTAAATGTCCGTTCCGAACTGGATTACCTGGGTCCACTCGACACGCCAAACCACATAGCGGTCGGCCATCGGGTGGAACTCGTCACGGTACGCGCCAATCACGTGCGCCGCCTCGGTCCAGCATGAATCAGAATTGAACCGCTTCAGGCGCAGCCATGCGGCCAGCGTCATTGCTGCGGCCTGCGCTGCGGTCTTCGCCTGCGTCGTCTTGTATCCGACTACCACCCGCGCTTCGAAGCGGCCACGCATCGGGATAAGCCCGTTTGAGCGGTCGCAATCGGGTTCGTCTTCAAATTCGGTAATGTCCAGCAGGATGCCCGGCAGTTCGTCGGCTTCCAGCGCGTCGCGGTCGGTTTCCTCGCGGTCAAATACCACCGCCTTAAAGTCGGGGAATGTCGCCTGGATCGCAGCCACGATGGCGGCTTTAACGCCAGAAATCTGGACTATTGGGAGCGTTGTCGCCATGTCAGTTCGTGTTCGAATGTTTTGTAAAACTGGTCTGTGAAGGCGTGGCCGCCCAGCAGGTGGTCTTCAATGTAGGTTTGCGCCGGATCGGATAGCGCCACCGTGACTTTTTTGATTTTCAGCCGGGCGCGGCCTACGCGCTCAAACACTTGCCGGTTTGACTCCGACGCGTTGCCGTTGCCTGCCCGGCCCTTGGCGATGAATGCGCCCTTAAAAAAACGCCCGCCGTAGGCTGCTACGCCACCGCCCGGCGCCCTTTGATCCTTCGCACTAAGGTGGATCGCGCCAATAGGGTCCAGCCCGTACCACACGCGTATATAGCGGCGCTTGTCCACCGCGTGCATGCGGAATGTGCGCAGGCGTCGGCGTACCTCCTTCTGCGGTAAATTCAGGTGCCTGGCTAGTTCGCGGACAGACTTTGTGGTTAGCCATCGCGCCATTTTTATGCACGTTGACGCAATAGCCTGGTCCACCTGCTTAGGCGTTGCCGACAGGAAGGCTTCGATACGATCAAAGCCAATTTCACTTATGTCTATCCACTGCGAGCCGCTCATAACGACGGTTCCAGGTACAGCAGGGCCATGCCGTCACCCATGGCGTGCGGGCTTTTGTGGACTTCGTAAGCCTTGCTCTCGATCACCACTGCATTGCCGCGCCGAACGGCTGCCACGTCGGAAAACTTGCACGTGAAAACCGGCCGCGTGGTGTCCATTTCGGCGGTGCCCACGCCAATGGTCTGCCCCGGTTCGTCCAGCACGCCCATGGCAATTACCACGCTGCCATTGGCCAGCGTGATTGTTGCCTGGCTGGCGAAGTCGTCCGGGTCCAGAAAGTCGTCCAGAACGTCCCAGGCGGGATGCGCTGGCATCAGGCGGCCTTGCCCTTTGCCGATGGCTTGGCAGCCCGCTGGGCGCCTTCTGCCACCACCATGCCGCGTGATTTCAGTTGCATGGCGTCGGCGCGCAGCAATTCCACCCGATCACCCGGCATAACCATTTCGCCGTCCACAAAAAACGGCTTCAGCACTTCCAGCACTTCCCCGCGTTCGAAAGCCACTTTCATTTCCTCATTTGATGTGAAAACGGGCAGCGCTTCGCTGCCCGTTCCGTGTCTCAGTAGCGGCAGCCTATGCCGCTTACTGCCTAAAACTTACGCGCCGGTATGGCGGCCGACAGCGAACGATTCGACGCGACGCAGAGCAAAATCCACGTCCTGGAAAACCACGATGCGGGTTCCGCCCGACTTCGACAGGGACATGGTGTCCACCGTCAGGTCCAGGCCGCCCCACATGGCGATAATCAGGTCCGCGAAGTTGCCAAAAAACACGTCGTCGCTCTGAAGCTGGTTCGTCACGCGGGTTTGATACCCGTTCATCGTGTCGCCTTGCTCCCACAGCGTCGCGCCGGTCGGCGTGCCAGGGAATTTCTGCGTGGTCTTTGCGCCGCCCTTGGTGGTCGCGTTGACGACGTAAGCCATGTTCGCCACGGCCGCGTTTTTCGCAGCAATCGCGGTTTCCATCGAAACGATTTCGGCATACGACGGGTTTGCAGCAGCAAACGGAATTGCCGAAATGCCCGTGTAGTTGGAAATGCCCTTCGGCTGGTGTGTCGTGCCCGAACCGTAGTAACCGGCGTAGTCGATCGCCAGGCCCAGCGCTTCGGCCAGATCGGCGCGCACCAGCGCTTCCACGTCCAGGCTCGATTGCATCATCAGGCGACGCGTAATATCCGAATACGCTGCAACCGTCTTCGGAGAAAGCGCGATTTGGCCCAGGTCCATTTCGCCTTCGGGTGCGTCGTCGCCTTCACCGATCCAGTAGCCTTGCGAGCGGGCAGTTTTGCGCGGAATGTCCACGTTTCCGACCAGGCCGCCAATCGGTCGGCCCAATTGCATGATGGTCGTGGCGTTGCGCAGCAAGTCGATAAACGCGCTCGCCATCAGTTCGGTGGCGATGGATGCGCCGCCCGTCGAACCTGCGCCGGTTTGACCGTTCTGGCCTGCGTTGAAATTCCGCGACTCGATCAGCGAGCGGCCCAGCACTTCGGGCGGCACCATGATGCCCTGCGCTTCCTTGCCCAGCCTTTCGGCAGCAGCGCGGCCAGCTTCGATTTCGAAACCGGCTTCCTTCTGCGCCTTGCGGTCGGTCGGATTCGCCAGTGCGCGGATTGCCTTCATGAACGAAAATTTGCGCGCGTCTTCAGCCGACAGGCCCACGCTGGCATCCAGCGTTTGCTCTGCGAGCGGGCGCGAATGGCGCTGTTCGACGTGCGTCAGAAGCGCGGCGCGGAACTCGTCCATGCCTTTGCCGTTCGACACGAATTCACGCGCCAATTCGTCGGCGCCGTATTGGGTGCCAGCAGCGATAATGTCCCGAACGCGGGCGCGCTCGGCATCAGCACCGGCGCGGCGCTGTGCGTCGGCGTCGATGGTTTGCGGTTCCTGGTTCAGTTCCGGCATGCTTCGGATTCCTTGAGTGTGTGGTGTTTCGCTGCCCGTTTCGGGCATGTTCGGATTTTGCGGCGCAGCCACAGGCGTTTCCACGGCGGGGTTTTCTGCCGAACGCCCCACGCCCACTGAATCGTCGGCCGGAATGCTCACGAACGAAATTTCCATGGGCATCCAGGAAGTGACGGTGTACACGGGCTCGCCTTCGCGTTCCTCGGTCAGGATGTACGCATCAATGGTGTAACCCACGGACACGTGGGTGCGGATTTTGTCGATAACGTCCTGGAACACTTCGCTGGCGCGCACGCCGCGCCCGAAGCGAACGACAGCCCGGCCGCGCTTGTCGCCGTCGATTCGCGCGGATTCGATCACGCCCACCCGGTCGGTGCGGTCGTGGTCCATCAGCAGCGCACCGCCGTTATT